CAGACAACAACCTGTACCAGCGCATCATCGCAGAGGACGGGCCAGACAGCTACCAAGCCAGTGTCGAAGTCTACGGTAACTTCCCGTCAGAAGGTGACGATCAGTTCATCGGCAGCAACTTAGTGGATGATGCCATGAAGCGGCCACCTGTCAAAGATGACAGCGCGCCCATCGTCATAGGCGTAGACCCGGCACGCTTCGGGGCGGACGCCACCGTCATCGCCATACGGCAGGGCCGTGACATCCTAGAGTTGCGGAGACACCGCGGGGCTGACACGATGGAAGTGGCTGGCTACGTCATCGACGCCATAGAGCAGTTCAAGCCTGCACTGGTCTGCATCGACGAAGGCGGGCTAGGCGCAGGCGTCGTGGACAGGCTGAAGGAACAGCGGTACAAGATACGCGGCGTGAACTTCGGCAACAAAGCCAAGAACCAGATCATGTGGGGCAACAAGCGCGCAGAGATGTGGGGCGCCATGCGTGATTGGCTACGCACAGGCCACATCCCGACAGACCGCTTTCTAAAAACCGACCTTATCAGCCCGCGCACCAAGCCGGATAGTAAGGGGACATTGTTCCTTGAAAGCAAGAAAGATATGAAGTCACGCGGGCTGGCGTCACCTGACGCAGCGGACGCCATAGCGGTTACGTTTGCTTTTCCTGTAGCGTCACAGGATTTTCGACAAGGACGCGTTGACAGACGCACGACAAGCGGGTATTCTCCCGCTGGAGTTTCTACAAGCTGGATGGGCAGTTAATGGCAGACAAGAAAAAATCTGTGTCGTTGTCCGTAGGCCGTGGCGAGAAGTTGCCTGTATCTAAGGGCGCAGGGCTGACAGCCGCGGGTAGAGCCAAGTATAACGCTGCAACAGGCAGCAAACTAAAGGCGCCTGCGCCCAGCCCAAAGACAAAGGCTGATGCAGGACGCAAAGCGTCATTCTGTGCCCGCATGGGTGCAGTAGCTGCTAAGGCTAAAGATGGCGAACGTGCCAAAGCAAGTTTGAGAAGGTGGAAATGCCCATGAAACCCGGACTATATGCCAACATCCACGCCAAGAAAGCCCGCATTGCTGCTGGCTCTGGCGAGAAAATGCGTAAAGTAGGCGCTAAAGGTGCCCCCACCGCCAAGGCTTTCAAAGAAAGCGCCAAGACAGCCAAACCAGCTAAGAAGGGTAAGTAAATGCCATCAGGTAGAAAAGATATTTATGGTGCGCCAAGCCGCCGCCTTGCCGATCCAAAAGTCATAATGGCTGAAATGGGTGCGGCAAAAAACGCCGCTGCTGCTGCCAAGTATGTAAAGCCTAAACCTGATATGCGTGAAGGTACGACAAACCCCAGCGGCGGTCGCGCACCAGTTAAGATGCCAGCTAAAACGCCAGCACCAAAACCTGTACAGAAACCTGTACAAGTTATTCGTACCACTACGAACATGAAACCAACGCCAGCGGCAAAGAAACGCTAAAGTGCCGCTCGTTAAGTCGCCCAGCAAAGCCGCGTTCCGCAAGAACATCAAGGCAGAGGTAAACGCCGGGAAACCTGTCAAACAGGCCGTTGCAATCGCGTATAGCGTAAAGCGTGAATCCGCTAAAAAAGGTAAAAAGTAACCACAATGGCTGATCCGACAGGTATTAACAAAGTAGGCGACGTAGCTGACATCGGTAGCAATCCAGCGAACACGCGTGGCGACCCTGATGTAATGGCAACCATGCGCCATCGTATGCAGATGGGTATGGCGGCGCTGTCGGACAGCCGTGAAGATGAACTAGACGATTTACGGTTTATGGCCGGCAGCCCTGACAACCAGTGGCAGTGGCCTGCTGACGTGTTGGCGACCCGCGGTGCGGTGCAAGGCCAGACGATCAACGCACGCCCCTGCTTGACAATCAACAAACTACCGCAACACGTCCGTCAGGTGACGAACGAGCAGCGCCAGAACCGCCCAGCCGGTAAGGTAATACCCGTTGATGATACCGCTGACATTGAAGTGGCAGCGATTTTTGACGGCGTTGTGCGGCACATTGAATATATGTCCGACGCTGATGTCGCTTACGACACCGCCTGTGACAATCAAGTAACGTATGGTGAAGGTTACATTCGTCTAATTACAGAGTATTGTAACGAAGAAACCTTCGACCAAGACGTTCGCATTATGCGCGTCCGCAACTCGTTTAGCGTTTACATGGACCCAACAATTCAAGACCCATGCGGCTCTGACGCTGAATGGTGCTTTGTCACGCAGGACATGACTAAAGACGAGTATGAGCGCGAATTTCCAGACGCGTCACCCATTTCGTCGATCATGTCCACCGCTGTTGGCGATGAAAGCCTGTCGGCATGGCTTGACGAAGACACTGTCCGCATCGCGGAGTATTTTTACTACAAACGCAAGCGTGAAACGCTGAACCTGTATCCAGATAATATATCTGCGTTCAAAAACACCGACATGGATAAGCAACTGCGCGCCATGTACGGCAAACCTGTCCGCACCCGTGAAGTAGACCGCAAAAAAGTCATGTGGATGAAGACCAATGGCTATGACGTGCTTGACGAACGCGAATGGCCGGGCAGTTGGATACCTGTTGTGCGCGTCGTAGGTAACGAATTTGAAGTGCAAGGCCAGATTTACGTATCTGGTCTGGTGCGGAACGCCAAAGACGCGCAGCGTATGTACAACTACTGGACCAGCCAAGAGGCAGAAATGCTGGCGCTGGCTCCAAAAGCACCATTTATTGCGTATGGCGGTCAGTTCGAGGGCTACGAAAACCAGTGGAAGACTGCCAACACGACCAACTGGCCGTATCTGGAAGTCAACCCAGACGTTACAGACGGCGCTGGGAACGTATTGCCGCTTCCGCAGCGTGCAGCACCCCCGCTGCCGCAAACAGGTCTGATACAGGCTAAAATGGGCGCTGGTGAGGACATCAAGTCCACCACCGGCCAGTATGACGCATCGTTGGGCGCGCAAGGCAACGAACGGTCTGCAAAAGCCATCACCGCACGCGAAAAGCAGGGCGATGTTGGCACGTACCACTATGTAGATAACCTAGCCCGTGCGATCCGTCACATTACCCGCCAGCTTGTCGATATTATCCCTAAGATTTACGACACACAGCGCATTGCACGCATCATCGGCGTTGATGGTGAAGTCAGCATGGTCAAAATGGACCCTATGCAGCAAGAGCCTGTCAAGGAAATTCGTGACCAAAATGGCGGACTGATCGAAAAAATCTACAACCCGTCAATCGGCACATATGACGTTATGGTCACTACTGGCCCCGGCTACATGACCAAGCGTCAAGAGGCGCTCGACGCCATGTCGATGATTCTGCAATCCAACCCGCAGCTTTGGACTGTGGCCGGCGATCTGTTTATCAAGAACATGGATTGGCCCGGAGCGCAGGAAATGGCGAAGCGGTTTAAGAAAATCCTTGATCCGAAAGTCTTGGAAGAAGGCGACCAATCGCCTGAAATCATGGCTGCCAAGCAACAGATCGAAGCCTTGTCGCAAGAACTCAACCGTGTCTCGGACATTATGGAAAATATCCAAGACAGCGCGGAACAGCAAAAAATCTCCATCGACAAGTACAAGGCTGAAGTGCAGGCTTACGAAGCTGAAACCAAGCGCATCTCTGCTGTACAAAACAGCATGACACCTGAGCAAATTCAGGATATTGTCATGGGTACGATTGCAGGCGCTCTGGATACAGGCGACTTGATCGGCGGTTCACCTGAAATGCGCGAAGTACCGCAGATGGACGAACAGATGCCAGAAGCGCCTGAAATGGGCGAACAACCTGAACAACCTGAAATGCCAATGCCTGAACAAGCCCCTGAAGGAATGATGTAATGAGTTGCGCTGATTTTATAGGTACTTTGTTTCTCGCGCGCGATGTGGCTCACTCGACGCACTTGAACACGCGCAGCTTTGCCAAGCACTCCGCCTTGAACACGTTTTACGACGAAGTCATCGAACTGGCGGACAAATTTGCAGAGGCATATCAAGGCAAATATGGACTAATTGGCCCTATTTCGCTTATGTCAGCTAAGAAAACCAACAACATTGTTGAGTTTCTTGAAGGTCAGGTAGACGAACTTAACGCAATGAGGTATAAAGTTGTCGATAAGGATTGCACCCCCTTGCAAAACATTATCGACGAGATTTTTGGGTTGTATTACTCAACCTTGTACAAACTAAAATTTTTGGCTTAGGATAATATGTATGTCTGCTAATTTTACTGCTTTGAGTGCCACCGCGCAAGTTAAGATTGGTCTTGGCAAGGTGAAGGGTATCTTTGTGTCTTCAGGCACTAGCCCTACTATTGCTGTTTACGACTCCGCGACGGCGTCCACTAGCGATCCAGTTATCGTAGCAACTTTTACTGGGGCTACTCCCGGTAACTATGTGTTTACTGGCGATGCAGACGGCGTGGTATTCAGCAAGGGTTTGTATGTCGTTCTTGGCGGCACAACACCTAAAGTTTCTGTTTTTTACGAGTAATATTATAGTCAACATATTACTTTTAACGTGTAAGGACAGTTCATGTCAGTATTTCTTTCCCCTTTAGGCGGCGCTGGCGCGCAGTTTTTTGATAATAACGGCGTTATCCTGTCGGGCGGCAAGATTTATACCTATGCAGCCGGCACTACTACGCCGCAGACAACATATACTAGTTCGTCTGGCGCTACGCCGCACGCAAATCCTATTATTCTGGATAGCGCAGGCCGCGTACCGGGGGGCGAGATTTGGCTGACTGACGGTCTGGCCTACAAATTTGTTGTTGAAACATCCACAAGCATTTTGCTTGGCACATATGATAACTTATCTGGTGTAAACTCAGTACAAGTTAACGCCGACATTGTGGTTTATGATCCACCGTTTACGGGCGGCGTGGCTACTACGGTTCAAGACAAGCTAGCGCAATATGTTTCAGTAGCGGACTTTGGCGCTGTTTGCGATGGTATTACAGATGATACAGCAGCGGTGCAAGCTGCGGTAAATTATTGTGCCAGTTTTGGCCTTTATTGGCCGGCGCTTACCATCCCCGGTAGATGCAAACTAGCATCTTCAGTTAATATTGATCGTCCCGTAGATAACACCAAAACAGAGTTTCGCATACTTGGTGAAGGCCCGGGCGCCGGCTTTTACGGATCAGGAACAATCACCTTTTTTGATTCAACCATTGCTATGGCTGCGGGGCCTAATACGCCTCCTGTTTCAGAGTTTGTTACGTTTGAAAACATTAACTTTGAGGCAAGCAGCTTTTTTGATGAATGCTTTATTATATCAAGAAAGTTTCTACGCATAAAGTTTATCAATTGCTTTTTCTGGCTTACACGTTGTCAAGCGTCTGACACATATGTCCAGACATTGTATTTTGTAGCTTGCAACATTCGTAACAACAAAACTAACTTTATAAACAGCGTTGGACTGTATGACGTTACGTTTGATAGCTGCATTATTGAAAACGGGTCAACGATTGTACGATCTGTTGATACTGTTCGCGGTACAAATGGCTTGCGATTTATAAACAACGTCATTGAAGGAATCGGCCTTACCAGCGTTGTCGTAGCGTCAGGGGCTAACGCTTTTGATTTGATCGGCAACCATCTGGAAGCCAACTTTTCACCAGAATTTAACTTCTTTGCTGGTGGCCCCGTGAACGGAAGTATTAACGTAGTTGGAAACTATATATACAATCCAGCGGGTGCAACATTCTACTATGGGCCAACGTCAAAAGTTTCTTCGTCTGGGAATAGCGTTTCTCCAAGCGTATTGCATTCCAATGCCAACCAAATTACCGACCTAATCTCTTGCGCTGATAACTGCCGTGACATTAACGGAAACCCTATAGAGCCTTCCGACGCAACCATAGAATCCATAGTAAACGGGGTATACCGTGCGGGCGGAGCGGCAGCGGTATGGTCTGACAACGCAAATCAAATTGCCAAAGACGCAGATGGAAATTTTGGTATAAGTGCGGTTCCTTTGGCGGCAAACCGCTTGACCATTAAAGGAAAAGACCAAACAAGCACCGCCAGTGCCGCTGTATTTTTTGACAGTAACGGCTTGACGATTGCGGCATTTAGAAATGATCGAAACATAGAATTTCCTGCACTGTCAAACTATGTTAACGACGCCGCCGCTGCTGCGGGGGGTATTCCAGTAGGATTTCTTTACCGCAACGGTAGCGTTGTCCAAGTACGCGTTACGTAACAAGATTGCCAGACTGCATCAAATGATGTAGTCTAGCCTACAACCGTACTGATGCGGCTCATCAGGAACTCTTTAAGGGTTAACCATGGACGATAATGTCTTTACCGAAGCGGATGCCTCCGCGCCAGAACTCGAAGCCACGGCAGCAATCGAGCCTGTAGAAAACACGACGCCGGAAGAGCAGTCTGCTGAACAGGAAGCACCTAAGACTTTTTCACAAGAAGACTTGGA